TCTCGGTTCGGTCCCTGGTCCAAGACCTCGGAAGCTCGCGTGGCGGCTCAGCGGCCGGGGCGTCTTCCTGCGTCTCGCCGGTGGCCTCCTTGCGAGGGGCGGCGTCGTCCTGATCGGACAATTCGGATTCTGCGGGCGCCTCGGGGGCGCTCTCGGCAACTGGTGCCGGTGCCCGGTTGCGCCCCGCGGTGAGCGCGCGGGCGGCCTGTGAAATCGAAAGATCGTCGCCGGTATTTTGGGGAGCGGCGATCGCGGTAACAGCCGCGCTTTCGCCGCCAGCGGGAGCGCTGGTTTCGTCGGTCATGAAGTTTCCTTGGTTGGAGGGTTTTGCGAGCGTCTCGACACATGCTGAGGGGTCCATGAACGCCGGGCCCCCGCTCTTATAGAATCCCAAACCGCTTCTTGCGCTCGGCGGTCTCGGCGAGCTGCTTCAGTTCGGCCTGCGCCAGTTTTCCGTTGTTGACGATCGCGGCCAGGTGGTCGCGGACCTTGCCGACGATGTTGACGGCCAAGAACAGTTTTTCGCGGGCGGCTGCGTCGTCGATCGTTGTCCTGCGCCATGCGACCGTGTAGGCATCTTCCAGCGCCTTGAAGGCCTCGGCCAGCAGTTCATCCGCGAGCAGCCTTTCGGCCCTCACACCCCGGCCGGCGGCGTTTTCCAGTTGGGTTTCGTCAGGCATCGGCAATGCTCACCGGTCATCTTGGGGATCCGCGTTCATCACGGCGGCGCCGACCGGCGCGGCAACGCTGTTGAACTGGATGATCTTGTTCAGGCGTGGATTGTTGTTGACGAACTCGCGAATGGTGGCTGCCGTCCTGGGCGCGACCGTCTTGAGATAATTGGGATCGGCCATATAGGCCCGGAGCGCTTCGGCGATGTATTCGCGCAAAACGTCATCGCCGCGGTAGCCGGCGTCTTCCGGCGTGTAGAAGCGTCCCCTGGCGGCTTCGCCTGTCTGAGGGCCATACCGCCCGGTTCCGGGCGTCGTTGCGCGGTTGGGGTTGTTCAGCGTGTTGTAGACCCGCTTGAGTTCGTCCGTGAGCGGCTCGGCGTCGATCCCGCCGGCGAGATCGTCGATCGCGTGCCCGAATTCATGGGCCGCTGCTTTATCCCTGGCAGCCGGATTTAAGGTCGTGAGAACGGTGATCCCACGCTCCGGCCCGTCCGGTCCGCGTGTGTTTCGGTAATTCCCAACCGAATTTCGAGGAAGTGCGCTCGCCGGCCCGCTCTCAGGAGCCTTGCCAAGGATTGCCGCTGCAGCGGCGTCAAGTTCCGCTGGCGAGAGGGCTTCCTCCGTTCCGCCCAGCGTTCTTCGGCCGACAATGTTTTCAGCCGTGAGATCTCTTCCTTCGATATCTCTGGCCAGGTTTCCTGCGACAGCGGACGGCGCTCCGGAGGGGTAGTCCGCCTCGAAGGGGCGAGGCGGTTTTGCTGGCGGATTGTAGATCGAGGCCGACCTCGATTCAAGCGAATCGGCGCCGCCACGCAATCCGCTCGCCTCTGCCGGAACCGCCGCCGTACGACCTGCCCCCACGCCCGTCATCATCATCGCCGTTTCAACCGCGGGCGCGATGGCCTGCGGTTCATACCCCGGGCTCGCCAGAATGCAGCGCGTCCTCCGCGCTCGCCTCGATCGCGCGTTGCGGGAGCGTCGCCACTGACGTGGCCGCATCGCCAATCGCGTCGCCAAGCCGTTGCAGTGTTTGCCCTGGATGCTGCGCCGTATGATATAGGCCAGTTGCCGCATCCGTCGCAGCTCTCAGATAGGGCCGAAGCAGGTAATCTGCCGCCGGATTGACGTAGGTCTCCGGCGACATTGCTGCGGCGTCGGCCCCGAACGGATCATGATCGACCGGCATCAGGGAATGATCGAACTCGGGTTGATGATCGACCGGGACCAGGCTGCAATCAGTCATGTGGCACGATCATCAGGTACTTGCCGGGACGGTCGGGATCGCTGACATAATGCTTGCCGTCCCTGGCGCGGCGTGCACCCGGAACCGAGGCTTTTATCTTCGCGTCCCTCAACTGCTCCGTCTTCGCATCATTCGCCTGCGCGGTGGCTACGATATCCAGCATCCCCTTTGCCATGTCCTGGCGGTGCGCCTGCTCGGCGTGGACGGCGCCCTGTTGCTGCAGCGCCGCCGTGCGGGCATCGGCCCTCTCCTGCAACGCCGCCTCGATCATCATCATCCGCTGGTCGAGCTGCGCCTTGAAGGCGGCCAGCTGGGCGTCACTCCGCGCCTTGAGCGCTTGATGCCCGGCATCGGTCTGCGCCTTGAGCTGCGCCATCTGCGCATCCGATTGCGCGCTTTGCGCATCGGCCTGCGCTCTGGCCTGCACCGCCAGCAGTTTCGGGTCCGGCGGCGGCGGCGCCGGCGGGTGCAGCAACTGCCCGGTCCGCGGGTCTCTTGCGGTGGGATCGTTGAAGAACCGGTCGGGATTCTTGTGCCCCATGATCCGCGTCAGTTCGGCCGCCGTATTGTAGAGTTGCAGGTCGCCGACCAGGTTCGGCTTGCCACCCTGGATCAGCTGTTTCTGCACGTTCGCGATCGCCATGGTCTGGGCGAACTGCTGCGACTTGCCGCCGGTTCCCAAGCCGACATTGATGGTCATGTGATCGCGGGTCTTCCAGTCCCTGGGATCGACATCGACCCATTTGTTTCGCAGCCGGACGGTTTCACTTTGCTGGCCGTGCTTCCTGATGGTGCCGTGCAGCAGCGCGAAGATGTCCCGCACGCCTTCCGCCATGATGCGGGCGATCAGCTTCATCCGCATCTGGGAAGCGGAAAACACCTGCGCCACCGCGGTGGCGGACTGGTTCTGCAGCGCGTTGGCGTCGATGCCCTGGGTCTGCCGGCCGACCCCGGTGCGGGCCTCGAGCTCGGCGTCGAGATACTGCAGCATCGGAAACACCGAAGCGGTGATGTCGGGCACGGTCTGCCAGTTCAACCCGCCCGGCGTCTTGGTGCGGACCACGCCGCCGGGGCGCGACACCAGCAGATCGTCCAGCGTGTTCGGGCCGGCGTTCTGTTCGGAAACCTCGACGCGGGGATTGTTGTGCAGATAGAGATTGTCGAGCGCGCCGCGCTTCAGCGCGGTCTTTTCCCGCTGCACCGGCATCACAAGTTCGGCGATCGAGCGGCCGAAGAAGCGATGCGGCTGCGGCACCGGACAGGTCGCGGCAAACGGAATGGCGTCGAACGCGACGATCTGTTCCCTGCCGTCCTTCCGCAGGATGTCGCCCTGCGTTCCCGCGGTGACCACCTGATAGAGGCTGGCTTTGCCGTTGCCCTCGTAATCCAGCCGGATGTAATGCTCGGTCAGCTTGACCAGCCGCGAGGCCGGATTGCTGGTCGCGGTGACCGTGTTGTAATGCTCGCCGACGGTGTCGCGCGACAGCGTCTCGATTTCGGTATTGCCGGTATAGTCCTCCAGCGCGTTGACCTGGTCCTCGTCATAGCCCTCGGCGATGAGCTGGCTCACTGTTTTGGTCACGATCTCATGAAAGCAGTAATTGCAGTCGCGGATCGAGCGGGCGCCGCGCTCGATACCGAATTCCTCCGGCGGCACGCCCATGACCCTGGCCTGGGCGCGTTTTCTCGTGGTGACGATGGTAACGTCGTGGGTGACGGGTGCCGGCGGCGGCGCCGGCGTGACGAGCTGTGGCATCACCGCGGCCTGCGCCGGTCCTTGCGGCGGCATCGCGCCGAGGGCGCTGGCGGCCTGCGGCGGCATCAAGGGGGCGTTCAACTCGTGGCCTCGCCCGGCTGCCTGGTCCTTTCGTCGTCAGGCCCGTTGTGAACGGTATGCGCCACGATTTCCATTTTCCCGTCGGACTCCGCCACCGCCTGGGCCAGCAGAGCAAACTGATCTTCGGTCAGGTCGTAATAGGTTTCGCGCTGCTCTTCCTCGCGCTCTTCCCACCAGATCTTGACGATCCCGACCTTCGACAGCAGCGCGTCCTTGACAAAATCGTACAGCACCATGAAGCCGGGATTCTGCTGCATGAAGACGTGATTGACGTAATCGGTTTCCTGGGCGGCGGCGGCTTCGTCGTCGGGACCGACCGGCTCGAATCTCACCACCTCGTCGGATCCGGCAAAGATGTCCATCAGGCCAGGCATCAGGCCCTCGATGGTGTCGGCGACATCGGTCGAGACCGCCCTTGAGCGACCGTCCTGCACCGGCATGTCGTGCCACATGTGGCCGAGGTAATAGTCCATCGCCTCGGCGCGGGATTGCGACAGCTGCGC